TGTCGCTTTGCCATCCCTATGCTCATTCGCATTCCTGAACTGAAGTCAGTTCTGAATATAACATAAGGGTATAGCTTTCGTATGTAGTCGCAAACTAACCTGTGTAAGTCTTTCTCTAACATATTTCAAAACTAAAATAAATTTATCCACATTATTAAAAAAGTTATCAATACTAACTTTCTAATTTGTTCCATATCTTTTCTCCATCTTTTCCCCAGTAATAATCGCATTTACCATCTTTCAAAGGTAACTCCATAAAGTAACTTTGATATAGTTCATCTGCTTTTGCAGTAAACCTGTAGCAATTTTTTTTGTAAGGGCAATGAATTAAACCCTTTTGACCTTCGCATTTTGCAATATCTACCATTTTTTTATTTATTTAAAATGTATGTTTCGATAAAATAATCTTTAGCCTGTTCTTCATATTCAATTTTATTATTTAAACCTTCGTTAAATGCTTCTTGTATTTGCTCTCTTTCTAATTGTAAAGCTAATGTAAAAAAACCTTCTCTTTCAAGTCTTTCATAAATTGGTCTTGTTAAAGTTCCATCTAGTTTTTCGATTAATTGTTCTACTGCTGTTTTCATATTTATTTTTTTTAATCAATGTTTCTTATAAGTCACATTTATTTATAAAATTGTGCCATTAATGACTAGTTATTCATCAATATTTAGAAAAATTCATGCAAATTAGTTTACTTTTTTTTAAATTTAAGAAGTAATACTACTTTTTATCTATGACAAAAAGCACCGCAAGAAGTTTCTTTTTTTAAAGATTTATAAAGTGTTTCTATTTCATTAAACATTAATTTCTCTTGTTTACATTCTTCAGCTAACTGTCTTAAACTTTTACCATTGCCCATTATAGAATAATACTTTAATCTTTTATCCTGCATCCCTTCTTCAAACTCAATCATTTCATTAAACTCTTTATTATTTAAATGATACATTGCTCTGTATTCTTTCTCTGATTTAAAGAAGCACATTCTACATCCACCTCTAAGCATATAGACTGGAAAGTTTGGGTGCATACCATTCTTTTTTAATATCTCCTCACAATCGTTTCTATCATATCCATCTTCAATTAATGGATAAGTATAATTTACATTTAACATCTTTTCAAGATTGCCTGTTCTTCCTTGCTCATCATAATTAAAACCTATCATTAATTCGCATTCGCCTTGTTCTTTTAAATATTTATCTATTGGTTGAATTTTAAAATAATATGTACAAAATCTTTTTTGTTGACTTGGCATAAATCTACTTGCAGTAATTAAACTTTCTAAACTTTTATAAATTTGTTTTTTATATGATTTTTCTCCATTTACTTTTACAATATTAAAATCGCCATCGTGATATTCTTTTAAAAACTTTTCAACCTTTTCAATTCTTTCATACATTTCATTATGCTCTGCACCAGTATCACACCAAATAGCAGTTGCCCCTTTACCATATAAAAAACACATAGTAGTACTTTCTACACCTCCGCTAAAACTTATAAATCTTTTCATAATTAAAATAAATTAATTTGATTTATATTTTCATTTTTAAATATATTCCTAGCAGTATTAAATATTGTTAACCCTGCCTGATAATCAACTAAGTTTCTTGCTATTTTCATTATGCTTTGCTCTCCTTTATAACTTGTAACATCAATTTTATGAAATTCACAAAGCCTGTTTAATTCATTTGTACCTGCACATATTTGAACTCTCCTATCATTTAAATCATTAGGCAAATTAAAATTAGTCCAATATAAATGCCTACCTTTTTTTTTACAGGAATTAAAGGTTCATAAAATGGTATGACATTTTCAATTACATATTTACCGGTTTTAAAATAATGTTGTAAAAAAATAATTTCTTCATATAATTTTAAATCAGGGTATATCGGTTGAGGTGTTGATTCATAATTAGAACTTAACCAATATCTTGCTCTTGAATGACTTGGGCAAGGTGGACTGCTCCATATAAAATCAAATTCTTTAAAATGGTCAAGTAAATATTGGTGTGCATCTGCAACAATAACTTTATCATTAGGGAATCTTTCTTGATACATTCTTGCAAGTTCCCGGTCAAGTTCTACTGCAGTAACTTCGCAATTATCCCATAATAAACGATTGCCACCTAGACAAGCATATAAATTTAGTACTCTCATAATAATTCTTTAAATTCCATTCTTTCTCCTATAAATTGAAATGGTATGTTTTTTAAACTTCCGTGCCTGTTCTTAGCTATCTTAACTATACATTTACCTTCTGCATTATGTGTCATTCCATCAACTTCTATTTCTCTTATTCCATAGGTCTCAGGTCGCATAAGAAAGATAACAGAATCAGCATCTTGTTCTATACCACCGCTTTCTCTAAGGTCTGAAAGTTGTGGAATTTTATCGTTTCTGCTTTCAACTGCTCTACTTAATTGAGATAATGCAAGTACTGGTATATTTAATTCTTTAGCTATTATTTTGCATCCTCGACTAATTTCTGCAATCTCGCTTTCCCTATTACCTTTCCTATCTACTCCACTCATAAGTTGCAGATAATCAACACATAAGAACTCAATTTGGTATTTTCTTTTAAGTATTGCAGCCTTGCTTCTTAGGTCTCTAATGTTTAAACTTGGTGTGTCATCAATGTATAATTTTGCTTTCTGCAATCTACTCTCACTTGCCATTAGCATAAATTTATGCGCTTCTGTTAAATTATTATTTCTAAGTAAATGATGTGCAATGCCGGAATCTAAACTTATTAACCTATTAACTAATTGTTCCCCACTCATTTCAAGACTAAATATTCCTACTGGTTTATCTTGCTTTAATACATTTAGAATTGCATTAAGCATAAATGCAGTTTTACCTTGTGCCGGTCTTGCTGCTAAGATTATTAAATCAGGATTAACCCAACCACTAATATATTTGTTTAAACTTTGCCAACCTGTGTTAATACCTATTTGCCCATTTTCAATAACTGCATCTCTTTCTTTAGCTAGACTCATTATGTAATGCGCCATCCCTTTCTCGCTATTTTTATAAATGCTTTCCTGTGCATTTAAAATCTTAGTAGAAGCATTATTTAAATGGTTTTCAATCTCGCCTTGATAAGAATCATTAATTAATTCCTGACCTATTGTAATTCCTTTTCTTTGTAAATAACATTGCTGAAGTATTAATATCCAGTCATTCATTGAACTGCTGCCGGTTACATTATTTGTTAGTTTAACGATCTCATAAGCACCGCCAACTAAATCCATCTCTTTTTTATTAGTCAAGTATTGTGATACAGTTACAATATCAATAGCTGACATCTTATCATAAAGTGACTGAATTGCTTTAAATATTAATTGGTTTTTAGTTTGGTAAAAGAACTCACTTGTAATTTTTGCTATATATGTATGAACTGAATTCTGTTCGATTAATAAAACTCCTAGAATCCTATCTTCGACATCTTTGTTGTTTGGTGGTGTTTTAGCCATTTTAAGCCTGTTTTTAGGTTGGTTAATGTATTCTTAATAGATTGCCTTAAAAGTTATTTTAAATCAAACCTTGATATCTTAAAATGCTTTTAAATGATAGTTATACTTAATTAATAACTAAAATTGTATTAAAGAACTATTTTTGTTAAAAAATCCCCTTTATTTATTTCTTTTCTTTCTTTCTTTGCATTGCCGTCCCCATTAGGGAGGGTAATAGCCCCCCCATTTTTCCAACGTAAAGCTGCTCCGATTTTACCCTTGTCACTTAGCTTTTTTCTTAACCCTAAATGATCGTTTAATCTCCGAGAAAAGAAACCATTTTCAGCGATTGTAAATAAATTAAATTCTTCAATAACTGCTTTGACTTTAACCTCGTTAGTTTGCATCTGCATCGCTAGAACTGGAGTAATATTTAAAGGTAAGATCCCACCGGCTTGTGCTAAGTTCTCAACTAAAAACCAATAAATACCATAACCCTCCATCCCTAACTGCTGCCTAAGAAATAAAATTTTAACATCGTTTGCAGAATTATAATCGTGGCTGAAGTAGTATGATTTATTCATTTATTAATATTTTACGTTTGTTATCTTCAAATATTACTTCTATCAATCCTGTATCTTTTAATTCGTTTACCCAGTTATTTACCGTCATTGTAGAAACTTCAAAAGCATCTGCATAATAAGCATTTGATTTATCTGTCCTTTTCGTATGTTCAAGATAAATATAAAAAATCTTTGCCGAATTATTTATTTTATATTCTAATATATCTTTTTTAATTGTA